GCGTCGACCCTGAAGAGGCGAAGATTCAGAAGAAGTTGGATGCGCTACTTGAGGCATCTGCTAGTTCGTTGCGCACTCTGCGGTTTTATCAGTTGGACGGCGATAAGTGGGGCGAAATCACGGGGCGTTGTCCTGTTCGTTTGGATGCGCCGATCGATCGCTCTTACGGCTACAACATGCAGAAGGCATCGGTGATGGCTGCCCCGCTGTCGGGGTTTGCTATTGAGGACGACGGCACTGAGGTCGCTCCCATTGTGACCCCCGCGACTGAGGGCACCCCTGCCGTTGATGAGTGGGCTAACCTATTCGCGAAAATCTCGGGACATGAGTTCATCCGCATCATGGATGCAATCTACAAGCTCAATGAGTGGGCACCGGGCGAGCGGATTAACACGCTAAAAAAACAGTTGGCGAATCGTCCCGCCTAAGAGACGAGCTTGGGCTTGCTGAAAAGCTCGGCATATCCCATCGCCGTCTAAACGGTTGGGAACCCACCACGTTCACCGAATACGTCTTTGACGATGCTGGTGTCGTGGTGGGGCACAGGTCAACGCCTGAACCCGAATGGGACACAGAGCAGGTTGATCTTCTGCTTGCTCTTGAGCTTTTCCGTCGTGACCTTGGCCCCAATGGGGAGTTGATGTCAGAAGCGACATCTGAGGCCGCGAACCCGAATAACTACAAAGATCCTCTTCGCTATGTTCCGCATGGCCCGTTCACGAACTGGGCTGAGAAATCCAAGCAGGATGCGATCGATGCGTTCAAGAAGGACTCACCGGACGCGAACACGAACGGCATGTACTGGACGGTCGACAAGCAGGAATAGTCGCCGTCACGCTCCAAACCCTAAATCTAAATACCAACACCCTGGAGGTTTTCAATGGCTGAACGGGTCGTAAAAGTCAGTCTGCTTATGCAGGTGTCTAACTACATCGCGGGTTCTGAGCAGGTACGCAAGGCCAACGTCAACGTGGGCAAGAGCGCTGCCGATTTGCAGGCAAAGCTCGAAGAACAGAACCGCACAATGGAGTCTGTTGGACGCGGCATGGTCGTGGCTGGGGCTCTAGCGGTCACTGCGTCTGCTTTGGCGGCTAAGGCTGCAATCGGTTGGCAGTCGGCATGGACAGGTGTAACGAAAACTGTTGAGGGCACCGACGAACAGTTGGCTGAGGTTGAGGCTGGGTTACGTGGGCTGACGAAGGTTTTGCCGGCTGCACACGATGAGATCGCTGCTGTTGCTGAGGCTGCTGGTCAGCTCGGTATTCAGACGGGTTCTGTTGTTGCGTTCACGAAGACGATGATCGACTTGGGCGAAACAACAAACCTTTCCGCCGACGAAGCTGCGACCTCTCTTGCCCGGTTCATGAACGTTATGGGCACCTCTCAAGATCAGGTGTCGAACTTGGGTTCTGCTGTTGTAGAACTCGGTAACAACTATGCGACTACTGAGGCTGAGATTGTTCAGATGTCGCAACGCCTGTCGGGTGCTGGTCGTCAGATCGGTTTGTCTGAGGGTGAAGTTTTGGGGCTCGCTACGGCACTTTCGAGTGTTGGTATTGAGGCTGAGGCTGGCGGTTCCGCTATCTCGAAGGTAATGATCGACATCGCTAGTTCTGTTGATAAGGGCGGCGATCGGTTAGAGCTGTTTGCTAAGACTGCTGGGGTTTCTGCGGATGACTTCGCGAAGAAGTGGGAGTCGGAACCTGGTGCGGCACTTGCCCTGTTTGTGAAGGGTTTGTCGAACGCTGAATCTCAGGGCAGCTCGACTCTTGGTGTTCTCGAAGAGTTGGGTATCACTGAGGTTCGTATGCGTGACGCACTGTTGCGTTCTGCTGCTGCGAGTGACCAGTTCACGGAGGCAATGGACACCGGTAATGCGGCGTTCAAGGAGAACAACGCTCTCACGGAAGAGGCTGCTAAGCGGTATTCGACTGTTGAGGCGAAACTTGAGATTACCCGTAACAAGGTTGTGGATGCGGCTATTGATTTCGGTCAAGTATTCCTTCCTGTTGTGGCGGCTATGGCTGACGCTGTGGGTGGGTTGGCTGATGGTTTTAGCGCTCTCCCTGACCCGCTGAAGGGGGCTGTCGCTGGTGTGACTGCCCTCAGTGGGGTAGTCCTTCTTTCTGGTGGCGTGTTCCTGCTTGCTGTGCCGAAGATTGCACAGTTCCAAACTGCTTTGGCCGTGTTGGCTACGTCGCAGATGCCTGCCGTTGCTGCGTCTGCCGTTGGAATGCAGACCGCGATTGCTCGTGCCGGTACAGGTATGGCGGCAACGGCACGGTTCCTTACCGGGCCGTGGGGCATTGCTCTGGCTGCTGCTGCGGTTGGTGTTGCTCTACTTACCAAGTACGTCGATGACTTGAAAGCATCGTCAGCAGAGGTCACGAATGCTCTAACTACAGCGCGCACTCAAGCAGAATTGTTTGCCGTGTTGGGTGAAGGGCGCGACTTCACTGCTTGGCGCGACGTTACTGGCGACCTAGAAGACATGGGCTACATGTTGGGTCGCGTGCAAGAGCTCAACGATGATGTGTGGAAGCGGTTCACTACAGAAACTGGTGGGTTCCGCAACGCGATCAAAGACACCGGTGTGCAACTTGCGGATCTCGCGGCGACTGATTTGCCTGCTGCACAGAGAGCATTCCGTTTGCTCACTGAGGGGCAAAACCTTTCAGAGAAGCAGTTTGCCACTTTGCTCGACACGATGCCGGATTATCGGGATGCGCTAATCAAGCAGGCGGATGCCCAAGGCATCAATGTCACCTCTACGGATGAGGCAGCGAATGCAACGAATCTGCTGAAGCTTGCTTTTGGTGAAGCAAAGTCGGGTGCGCTGAAGGCGGCGGATGCTTACCTTGCCGCGTCGGATGAGAGTGCTGGTCTGGAAACGCAACTGCAGTCCCTGATTGACACCATGAACGAAGCAAACGGTGTTGGACAGGACGCGGTGAGTACGAACGCGGCTTACCAGTCTGCTCTTGTGGACGTCAAAGAGGCTGTCAAGAATGCTCAGGATGGTGTCGATGGTTTCGCTATGGGCATTGATGAGTCAACGGCAGCGGGTTCGTCTAACGCGGACATGTTGCGTGGTTTGGCTTCAGACTCGCAAGCTGCTGCGGAAGCTCAGCGTGTGCTTGATGGCGACACGGACAAATACAAAGCAACTCTGATAAATGGTCGTCAGGCAGTGATTGACCAAGCGCTTGCGTTTGGTGCATCTGCTGAACAGGCCGAGAACTTGGCGAACCGGATTTATGAGATTCCTTCTGAAAAGGAATTCAAGATGATCGCTGAAACGGACGCTGCCCAACGTAAGGTCGATGATTTCTTCATCCTCAACAACGGGCGGGTTATCACTGCCCATGTGGAGGGTTCGCTAAAGGGCGGGTTCGCTTCTGGTGGTTACACCGGTGATGCGCCTGTGAATGCTCCTGTCGGGTTTGTTCACGGCAAGGAGTGGGTGTCAACGGCACGCACAACCGCGATCCCGGAAAACCGGCGCGCTCTCGAGTACATGCACCGCGGCGGTGTCATTCGCGGGTACGCACAAGGCGGGTATGTGACCGGGCGTGATGTGCAGTATGCGTCTCGTTCGGGCGGTGGCGGGTTCGTGCCTGCCGGTCAGTCGCGCGGTGATGTGTCCTCAACAGTGCAGATCACAGCAATTGCGAACGATGCGAGTGAGGTTGCCGATCTTGTTTCAGCTCGACAGAACTTTGAATTGAGGAAACTGCGGTGACAGATGCAAACGTGCGTATTGGTGGCCTCACATTTTGGGGCGGTGAAGGTAGTGACGGGTTCTACATCCGCAAGGGTGGCCTGAAGGGGTTCCTTGATGGTGTGGGGGTTCGCGGGGGCAGTGTTGAGCGGCCTATGGCTCATGGTGATTTTGATTTGCCTGTGTTTCGTGCTGCTCGCACTGTTTCCCTTTCGGGGCCGTGTTTGGCGCCCTCTGAGGGTGAGTGGATGCACCGTAACCGAAAGTTCACTGGGCTGTTGGGTGATGGGCGTTCTGAACGTGTGACGTTCGATGTTGGCGGAACTGTCCTGTGGGGTGATGCGCGTCTTGGCGATACTCCGCAGTGGGATCCGCAGATGTGGGGTTCGCGGGCTGATTATCTTCTGATGTTGAAGTTTGCGAATCCGCGTCTGTTTGGGGAGACTCGCACGTTTGCGTCGGGTGTTGCTGCATACCATTTCGGCAACTTTGCTGCTGCCCCTGTTCACACTGTTGAGGGTGTTGCTGCGGGTTACACGATCAATGGCCCTGGTGGGAAGACGTTCACGGTTACTCAGGCGGTCACGTCTGGGGTTCCGCACACGATCGATATGGCGACGGGGTTTCTTGAGGTTGGCGGTGTTGTGGTGGTTGGTCAGGTGACTTCTGCTGATGTTTGGACTGTTCCGGGGGGTGGCACTGTGACTCACACGCTGACTGGTTCCGGGCTCACTTTGTCCACTGCTGTGACAGATACGTATATCTGATGGCATGGTCTGTGTGGTCTGTTGACACTGTTACGGGCGGCAATCGTCAAAAGCTGCCTAAGCCTCATTCGTTTTCATGGGGGCGTTTTCTGAATTCTGGTGGTTCGGGTTCGGCTGTGTTCATGTTTCGGGATTCTGTTTTCAGTCGGTTGAATCCGCGAACGGTGTTGCGTGAGAAGTCGCGGACACTCGTTCTGGATTGGGATGGTGTTGTTGTTTATGCGGGCGCGGTGGATCGTGCTGTTTACGATCAGCCCTCTGGCCGCTTGACTGTCGCCCATTCTGATATTTGGGCGGCTCTCAGTGACCGGTTGGCGATCGATCACACTGTTCCTGAGTCGAAGCTTGTGAATCAGGTGTTCGCATCTAAGTCTTCTGGGACCATTGCGAAGAAGTTTGTTGAACTTGTTATGCAGGATACTGGTGGGCTGAATGCGGCTTTACCAATCACATTGCCGGCTGATGTCTCTGGTGGTATTTCGCGCACATATTACGGTTACCACTTCGAGTGGTTGGGTGATGTGTTGCAGAATCTGATGGATGAGGATGGCGGAACAGATATTGATTTCCGCCCTCGTTGGGTTGGTAATGCACTCAATTGGGAGATGCGTACAGGTTCACTCACTTCTGGTTTTTATGAGTGGCATGTTGGTGTTGATAAGTCGGGTGTTGCCGAACTTTCGGTGATGACGGATGCGGTCAATCTGACAACTAATGCGTATGCGATCGGTGAGGGTTCCGGTGTCGATAAGTTGGCACGTTCTTTGCGTGATCCGGCTCCTGATTATCCTTACGCGGATCGCCTCACAACGCTGTCTACTGAGACCAGTGAGGCTGCTTTGACGCGGTATGCGACTGGTGAGCTGAATGCGTTCAAGACTCCGACTGAGCAGTGGGGGTTTTCGGTTCTCGCTTCTGGTACTCCGAAGGTGTCGGACCTCCTTTTGGGTGGCACTGCGAAGACGTGGATGCAGGATGATCCGTGGCTTACGGAGAAGAGTTACACGAATCGAATCATTGGGTTTTCCGGTGATTTGTCGGAGACCGTCAAGTTGCAGTTCCAGTAAGGAGAAGTCAT